GATCTAAATACATCTTGAAATTCTTAATTATTAATTTATTTTTTTCCTCTTTTTTATTATCAATAATTTGATTTGGGAAAAGATATACATAAGGCCTGATATATGGATTCTTTTTAGACTCAACTTTTCGCCTTAAAATTTCTTTAGGATTGTCTGATAAAGGAATATCCTGTAAATCAATTGCTGATGTATTGGTTAAAGGTATTTCTTCTTTGAATAATTTTTTCATCTAAATTCCTTTTAACATATTGTCGTTTTCATTCCATACTCAATATTGTTATCAATTCTAATTTCAATCCATTCATCTTCTAGCATCAATGAAATATTAATTAAACAGGTTTTTATAACTGAACGGGATTCTATATCTTCAACATATTCAAATAATAATATTTTGCCTATAGTAGTATCAAAACAATTAAAAAATAAAATTAAATTATTTACAAAGAGTCTTAGATTTATTTTTTTATTTTTAGAATATCTAATTAATTGTCTTTTAATTATTTTTAATCTAATTAGATCTTTTTCAAAATTATAAATAAATTTTCCTCTAATATAACCCTTAGAAGCTAATAAAATTTGTTGTTCAGAAAGAAACATTGACAAAGTGCCTCAATTTGGAACAACCCCAGCAAATACAATATAAGATTGGTCATCATTTGTTAAAACTTCTAAATGAAGAAACCAATTACGATCTTCTAAATCTAAATTTGCACAATCATCAATTAACTCTATATCTAATATCCATTCATCTACAGATGGGTCTAAATTAAAATCAGGAAGAATTAAATCATATTTTTCTAATACTTCTCTACAACATAATATTGCTTGATATGGATTGATTGAACGAGCAAAAGGTAAAAGGTTATTTTCTAAATCTTGATTGATAATAAAGATTTGTTTGAATTCTTCATCCTCTTGCATTGATTCATAATCCATTAAATCTTCTTCTGATGTATCAAACTCATCAAAGAATGTATTGGCAAAATCTTCTCCGGGAGTTAATAAGAAATTTTCAGATATCTTTATTACTTTGTCTTCTTTTTGATTAATGTTTTGATTACTATTTGTTTCTTTATCAGATATTTCATCTTCACATTCATCTGTATTGTCTGTATCATCTATATCACATTCTTTTTCAGAACAATCATCTGGAGCATTATTATCATCTTTACATAATACTCTATAATATCCTATTTTATATCCACCTTCATAATCATGATCTGAATCTTTTAATTCAGTTTCATCTGTATCAACATCATCTGTATCATCTGTCTCTTCAGGTTCTTCTAATTCATCTTCATTATCATCCAAACTTTCTTTTTCTTCTGTCTTTTCCGATTCTTCCGGAGTTTCTACTTCTTCCGTATCATCCTCTTCTTCTTTATCTTCTTCGTCATCAAGAAGTTCATCATCCAAATCAGTTTTTTTATCAGTCATAATATGTTATTCCTTTATATAATTTTTTGTTATATTATTATTAGAGCAATATTCATCAATTTTTTCAATAACGATTTTTGCTAATTCTTCTCGTTTATCATTATCATTTTTTGAAACAAAATTTGATCTTAAATTTAATTTTTTTAACATCAAATTAAATTCATTGTCTAATAAATTATATAATTTCTTTAATGATACTTCGATACCTAATATAATATCTGGATCAAATTTAATAGACTTTTCATTAACAACAATTTCATCAGGTAGTTCTTTTTCTGGAGTTTCTTCAGGCTGTTCTGATAGATCATCATTTGTTAAAGTATCATCTGTATTTTCTTTATTATTTGCAGTATCAAAATCAAAATCTTCAATTTTGGTATTAGCAATATCAGCAGTTGGATCTTCTTCTGATTCAGAAAATAAATTTTTACCTTTTGATATGGATGTTTTATACTTATTTGTTTCTAAAAATGATAAAGTCTTTTCTTTATCTAAATAAATAGTTACAGGATTTAAAAATTCATCATTATATACATCGTGATTTTCTGATGACTTGGTTACTAAAAATAAAGATTTTTTAATATTTAATGTATTAGTTTCAATTAAATCCATTAAATCTTCATATGTAATTCTAAACCAATAAGTGTCTTCAAATCTAGACTCTAAAATCAAAAAACGGTTTTGTTTAAATTTATAAAACGAAATCATATCGTTCCTCATTAAATAATTATAAGAAAAAATGTTTGAAAATACATCATTAAATACATTCAAAAATAAATTTTCATCTGTTCGCGCCACTCTATTTAGAGTATTTTTTAGTATTCCTGATACTAATATTTTTTTAAAAAATAATTTTATTAAAAGGGATAAAGTAACAGACATTTATATTTATTGTAAAAATGCTTCACTTCCTTCAATGACCATTCAAGAGTCATTGATTTATTATTACGGTAGACTTTATTCTGAAGCATCAGATAGAGTTTATGATCCTCTTGATATAACATTCTATAATTCTCAAGACTTCGCTATTAGAAATTTTATCGAATTATGGATAGAACATATTAATAAATCTCAGGAAAATCAACAAATAGACGGTGATAGTAAAAATAATAATTATAATTATTTTACTGATATTCAAATTGATCAATTAGATAGAAGAAATAATGTTATTAAAAGTTATTTTTTTAGAGATTGTTATCCTATTTCATGTTCTATGATTCCTTTAGATTATACACAACAAAATGCTATTGAAGAATTTACGGTTTCATTCAGATATCAATGGTTTGATACAAAAGATTTGGAAAAAGATGTTAAAAATGTAAATAGTATGGCTGATAATTATGGGCAAACATTAGATTATAATCCTCAAGTAAATGGGAATGTGGTTACATAAAAAAAGCCCCTTATGGGGCTTTTTATTGAGTCCAATAAATATGTTTACCACAAACCTAATTTATTGGAGGACTTTATATGTGCAAACATATTTATAATCAAGAAAAAACTTATCCAAAAGGAACTTCTTTTACATACTTATTGACTTGGACTGAATTAAATATTCATTATTATGGAGTAAGATATAGCAAAAAAAGTCATCCTGATGATTTATGGACAACATATTTCACTTCATCTAATATAGTTAAAACATTTATTAAAAAAAATGGTAATCCAGATTTAATCAAAATAGATTATGTTTTTGATACTGGGGAAGAAGCTAGAGAATATGAAGAAAATTTTATTAGAACAAATAAGTGTGTTTATGAAAATAATTGGTTAAATAAATGTAATGGTGGAAAGGAGTATTGCTGTATAGGACATACGGATGAAACTAAATTGAAAATGAAAAATTCTCATTTAGGAATAATTAGAGGGCCTCATTCGGAAGAAACAAAGAGAAAAATATCAACTTCTAATAAAGGAAGAAAACAACCTAAGTCAGATGAAAATAAACAAAAAATAAGAAAACCTAAAAAATGTAAGGATAATTATAAAGAATTGAAAAAAGGTTTTATTTGGATTACTAATGGAACTATAAATAAAATAATTAATCCTGAAACTTTTTCTAATTATCCAGAATGGATTAAAGGATGTACTAGAAGCGAAAAATATATGAATTATGTTTATGAAAAATTAAATAATTCAAAAATTATGAATAATGGTGTTATTCAAAAACAAATATCAAAAGAATTTGTTCAAGAATATTTAGATAAGAATTGGGTTTTTGGAAGATTAAGTAAACATATTGGACAACCACATACAGAAGAAACTAAACAAAAATTATCTGATATTTTTAAAGGAACTAAATGGATGAATAATGGATTTATTAGTAAACAAATAAAAAAGGAATTTGTTCAAGAATATTTAGATAAGAATTGGATTTTTGGACGATTAAAAAAACATAAATAATAAAAAGAATTTTATTAATTAACATAAAGGAATAATAATTATGGCACAATTTGGTATGACAGGCCTAAATGAATTTAAAAACGCGTTTAGCAGTGTTAGGCCCGCACTATTTAGAGTATCATTACAATCTCCCAATAACACTGATTTTTTTGAAAAGAATTTATTAGCAGGAAAAGAAGGGGATTTTTATTTTTATTGCAAAGGAGCAACATTACCTGCGTCTAAAATTTCTCCTATTGAAGTTGGTTTTATGGGAAGAAAATTTTATGAACATGGTGATAGAGAATTTGATCCTTGGACTTTAACCATTTATAATTCACAGGACTTTAGAATTAGAAGTTTCTTTGAAAACTGGATGCATATGATGAATCAGCATGAAGATAATCGTCAAACAAATGGTAATGCTGGTCAAGGTGAAGGACATTTCTCAGGATGGGATCCAGATGACTATTATGGTTACCTTTTAGACTTTAGAGTTGATCAATTAGATCGTAGAAATAATGTTATATATTCCTATAAAATTGTTAATGCGTTCCCAACAGAAATTTCCGAAATTCAATTAGACTACACGCAACAGAATAGCATCGAGGAATTTTCTGTAGTTCTTCAATATACTTATTGGGTTTCTGTAGACGCTAATGATCAAAATATTACTGGTTCAGCTGGAGCAGAATATACAGATGCAACAGGAAGTATTTCTAATTTAGGTGTTTAATATTTTTTAATTAACAAAAAATTCCTACTATATAAAGTAGGAATTTTTTTGACTAGAGGTTCTAAATGTATTCTTCATATAAAGAATTTTTATTATTATTTTCTAATATATTATTAATCAACCATCATTATCTAAATCGCTATTATAAATTAATAACTATATTTAAAAAGAGAAACTTAATAAAAGATATTGGATTAGAAAATCATCATATTATTCCAAGATCATTTAGTGGTACTAATAAAAAAGAAAACATGGTATATTGCAAATTCAAAGAGCATTATATATTACATCATTTATTATGGAAAGCATTTCCGAATACAGGAATGACTCATGCCTTTATGATGATGAATTGTGTACGAACAGAAAAATCAAAAATAACTGCTAAAGTATATGAGCAATTAAGATCAGAATTTAGTAAAAATCATTCTAAAAAAATAAAAGGAACTAAATTATCTAAAGAGGCATGTAAAAACATTTCATTAGGTAAAAAAGGAAAATTAAAAACTAAAGAAGAATGTCAAAGAATGTCTGAAAGTAGAACAGGAACTATCTATATTAATAATGGCATTATACAGAAGAGAGTTAAGAAAGAATGCTATGAAGAAGTATATAGTGATTGGAATGTAGGCTATTTAAATAAGCGAATTTATAGTAAAGAATCCTGTGAAAATTTAGCTAAAAATAATAGAGGTAAGATATATATTAATAATAGCATTATAACTAAAAAAATATATCCTCAACAAATGCAAGAATATTTAACTCAAGGATGGACAATAGGAAGACTTCCTATAACAGAAGAAACGAGACAAAAATATTCAAAAGCAAAGCAAGGCATAATAATCATTAACAATGGTATTGAACAAATAAGAATTAAAAAAGAATGTTATGAAGAATTATATAGTGATTGGACTAGAGGCAAATTAAAAAAGATTGAATATAGCCAAGAGACTAGAGATAAGATGTCCAAATCTCAGAAAGGAAAGAAACGAACAGAAGAATCAAAAATAAAGCAAGCAAATATTCAGAAAGGAAAAATAGTAATTAATAATGAAGTTTATATAAAAAGAATTCATCCGGATAAACTTCAAAGTTATTTAGATAATGGTTGGCATATAGGAAATATTAAAGGAAGTAAAGTTCATTCTATTGAGTCAAAAGAAAAAATATCAAAATCGAATACAGGAAAAGTTAGATCTAAAGAGTATAAACAATATTGTTCTGAAAATAGAAAAGGACAAATATACATTAATAATGGCAGTATTCAAAAAAGAATACATCCAGAAGATATTATTAATTATTCTGGATGGGCTAGAGGAAAAATAAAAGGTCGTTTAAAATTCACATTAGAGCATAAAAATAATATAGCATATTCTCAGAGACAAAGACGAATAAGAGAAAAACTCATCCACCAGCCATAAATCGTTTGAAGTCCATTGAGCTCTTTATTAAAAAAGTTCTTTGATTTACATTCTTTAATGATTCTTCTATAAATGAAATTTCATTTTTAATATCATCTATTTCTTCATTTAATACAGATAGTTCTGGATCTGAATCTAAATATAGATGAATATCTGTTTTTAATATTTTTAAAGGGAATGGATTTTCTTTATACACTTCTGGTTTAGCTTTTCCAGTATAATATTCCCATCGGTCCTTTAATTTCTTTTTTTGAATAGATAATTTTCTAGTTAATAATTTTTTTGTTTCTAGTAGAATAACATTTAAATGATTATGTATAAAAGGAGTTTTATAACATTCGTTTTCTAAATCATCCGTAAGAGTAATTAATGATTTAATTTCATCGATTGTAAATAAGTCAGACATAATTATTCCTCACCTTATAAATTTATGATATTTATTATAAATAATAATTTATATAAAAGAGAATTTAAAATGAAAAATATTAATAATAAAGAGAATACAAAATTCAAGATATTAACATCAGAAGGATTTAAAGATTTTAAAGGAATAAAAAGAACCTATTCCAAAATAATTATATCATTACATTTTAAATCTGGAAATACTATAAGTGGTTCTCCAGGTCATTTAGTTAAATTAATTAATAATCAATTTAAACCATTAAGTGAAATTAATATAAATGAAATTATATATCCTAATGAAGAAGTAATATCAATAAAAAAATCTGTAGGAAAGAAAAAAGCATTATATGATATTCAAGGAATTGAAGGTAATGAATATTTAACTAATAATATAGTATCTCATAATTGTGCATTCGTTCCAGAGAATATATTTCAAGCATTTTATTCATCTGTATATCCTACAATTTCATCTGGAACAGAAACAAAAATAATAATGGTAAGCACTCCGAATGGATTAAATCATTATTATGAATTATGGAATGACGCTGTAAACAAAAGAAATAATTATGTTCCATTTGAAGTTAATTGGTATGACGTTCCAGGAAGAACTGCTGAATGGGCTAAAAATACAATAAAGGATATTGGTCAATTAAGATTTGATCAAGAATTTGGAAATGAATTTTTTGGTCGAGCATCTACAATAATTCCAGCTCCATTATTAAAAACATTGAATTATAGAACACCCATTTCATCTACAGATGAAATGAAAATATTTGAATTGCCACAAACAAATGCTATATATGTTGGAATTGCAGATGTTGCAGAAGGAGTCTCTGGAGATTATTCTGTATTTACTATAATTAAATTGCCGGCTAATGATAAAGAAAAATATGAAGTGGTATTTACATTTCGCTCAAATACAATTGATATTTTTAAATTTACAGAAATTGTTCATACTATACATTTAAAATATAATGAATGCTTTTTATTAATAGAAATTAATATGATGAATATTGCTGAGTCTTTATATAGAGATTTTGAATGTGATAATATATTAAAAACTACAACCAATAAACAAAAATTAACTACAGCTTTTTATCATGGGCCTTCTAAATTTGGAATTAAAACAACTGAAGTTATTAAAAAAGTTGGTTTAGAAAAATTTATTCAAATATTAGAAGAACAGAAAATTAATATCAATGATATAGAGTATATTAGAGAATTATCTACTTTGGTTAAAGGAAAGAAAACCTTTCAAGCTAAATCCGGATCTAATGATGATTGTGCTATGACTTTAATTTTATTTGCATGGCTAATTACACAAGAAGGGTTTAGGGAACTTTACAATTCAGAAGATTACTCTAAAAAATTAAATAATGAATATCTAAAATCTATTTATGATCAACTTCCTGGATTTTATGTAGAAGATGGTATAACCCGGAATTTTTGAAAATACCATCTTGGCAATATAGAGGATCACTGGTACCTGCGTTGTGATTTTACAGCGAATCACCATATTTACCACAATCAATATCTACACTAGGGTGAACTTGCAGATTTTACGTAGCAGCAAAATATTTTTTAAAGTAGTTGATTTATAACAAAAAAAATCCCCGTTTTTCCGGGGATTTTAAAATATTACTTAATTTAACATTGCCCTAACTTCGTTAAGTCCTCTCCATTGTCCTTTATAATCCATACCATATCCAAAAACAAATTTTTCCGTATCAATAGATAGCCCAAGAAATGCAAGATTTTTATCAAATAAATTTTGAACTAACTTACTCGGGTAATAAGATGCTCTACAAAACATTGATGTAATATAAACTTCATTAGTTGGATTTTTAAACTTGTTATATAGATAATGTACTGTCTTTCCAGAATCAATAATATCATCCACAAAAAGAATTGGTCTATTTTCAATATAAGCAGAATCTGGAATCCATACAGATTTAATTCTTACATTATCATTAGGAGTATTATTTTTTTCGTTATAACGAGCAGTATGAATATATCCAGTATCAAAAGGGAATTTCAATTTCTTTTGTAAATCTGAAGAGAATCTCATCCCACCATTCATTACAGAAATAATAATAGGATTTCGATAATGCAATGTATCTGAAATCTCTTCAGCCAAATATCCTAATTCTTCTTTGATTTCATATTTATCTAAAATCACTTCAGAATTTCTTAGCATTTCTAAATACTGAATATTATGATTTTTACATTTATTTTTATTCATTTTAATTAACATCCTCAACTTTTATTGAACGAACTTGATTAAGTCCTCTCCATTGTTCTTTATAATCCATACCATATCCAAAAGCATTTTTATCACAAATTGACATACCTAAAAAACCAATATCATTAAAAAATGTATCTTTGCTATTATTAGGTTTCCAAGAAAATCTATCAAACATTGTTGTAACATAAACTTCATTATTATCAGTTTTAAATTTATTATATAAAAATTTTAAAGAAGTTCCGGTATCAATAATAGCATCTACAATAAGAATAAATAAATTATCAAAAGTAATAATATCTGATGGTACCTTTAAATGTGAAATATTATTATAATCAATATATCCCGTTCTAAATGGAAATTTAAATTTTTTCTGTAAATCTGAAGAGTATCTTAATCCATTATTCATTACAGTTAAAATCAATGGATTTTTATTATGTAATTTTTCTGAAATATCTTCAGCTAAATAATTTAATTGTTCTTTGATTTCCTTTTTATTAAAAATAAATTTTGAATTTTTTAACATTTCTAAATATTCAATATTAGGATTTTTCATTAACATCTCCAGGTTTATATTCTAATTTTTTCTGATATAAAGAAAACTTCTGAAATGATTTTCGGAATGATTGAAAGTTATTTAATTTATTATTACAATGAGGACATTTAACAAAAAATTCATCCTTATCTGATAAGCATTCATTTGTTTTAAAATATCGTTTACATACTAAACATTTAAAATGCCATATTGGATTTGGTTCAGCTTCTTCAATAGATATTTCTACAAATGGCATTTAATCTCCTTATATATGTCGTTATGAATATCTTTAATAGTCATATCTTGATTAACATTATCTTTTCTAACTCTTACTAAAGTATCTCCAGCTACACAATTATGAGATACTAAACCATTTACATAAAATGTATGAGTTTCATTATTTATTTCTAAATCATAGCATTCTTCTAGACGATCAATTTTAAAACATTTTAAAACTTTTGATACTCCATTAATAGATTTTAATAAAGTTCCTTCTATACAATCTTTAACAAAAATTTCATTATCATTATGTAAAATTAAAATATGATCTTCTGCACATTCAATATTTAATCCATCTTCACATTCTAAATGAAATCCTTGATACGGAATAGTTTTCATTATTTGCTTAATTTCAGACCAACCTTCTGGTGATTTAATTTCCCAATCATTTACTGCATATTGTTCTGTGAAAACTTTTAAATTTGTATCTGATAAATTCATAATTAACCTTTTTTATAATTTTGTATGTTTGAACATTTTAAAGAAATCTCCAATGGATATTTCATAGGTCTCCTTTGTTAGTTTATTTCTTATAACTATCTGATTTTCATAAAAAAAACATTTGCCGCATTGCCGAGATGCTAATAGGATATTGAATCTGTTATCATTTAAATTATTAAGCATTTTTTTCTGAAAAGGATATAATTCTAAAGGAATTAAACCCTTATCAGGATGAGTAATTTTTACATAATTCTCTGCGAAATAATTAATATCTTTAGAGCATTTAATAAACTCTATAATTTCTTCTTGAGTATAATCTGATGCTACTTCATGTTTCTTTAATTGATTATTTCCATTGTATGATATATTCTTATTCATTTTTTGTCTCTAATAATAATTGTAATTCTTCTTTGGATTTATTTAATACATTATTTTTACTAATAAATGTTTCATTAATTAAATTTGCTTGTTCAAACATTTTATCAAGACTTTTAATATCATTGTCTGTTGTTAATGCATACATTCTATTTAATTCCATAAAATTTTTAATTAGCATTAAATAAATTTGAAACAATTGATCTGTATTAGTCATAAACTACTCTTTAAAATAAACTTGTGTATTATTAAACTTTTTAACTTTACCGATAATAACATAATCTCTATGAAGAGCTTTTTCAATAAGAGATAAAAAAGCATTACTATATTCATTATCAATAATAATTACCATTCCAATTCCACAATTAAATGTTTTAAACATTTCCTCTTTTGTCATTATTGATCTTTTATAAAGAAAATGAAAAATATTTCTAGGATTTTTAATAATATCCTTCCAATTTAAAATAATATTATCATAACGATAGGATGGAATTTCATAATCAATTTCAGCATATAAATGTTCGGGTAAAATTCTTGGAATATTATCAATAAACCCTCCACCAGTAATATGTGCTAATCCATGAATACAATTTGATAATTGATATGAGTAATCTAATAATAATTGTATTTCTCTAGCATAAATTGTAGTAGGTGTCAATAAAGATTTTCGTAATGCAGAATTAATCAAATGTTTAATTTCAACACCTTCATTAAATAATATTTGATTAATTAAAGCAAATCCATTTGAATGTAATCCAGAACTTTTAAGTCCAATAATTAAATCTCCTTCTTTAACTTTATCTTGAGACATAACTTTATTGCGTTCAACAATACCCATTCCAAAACCAGCTAAATCATAATCATTTTTTTTATATTGTCCAGGTAATTGTGCAGTTTCCCCTCCAATAATAGTCATACCAGCAATTTCACAACCCTTCATTATACCAAAATAAATGGCTTGTAATTTTTCATCACTTAAATCTGAATATGAAATATAATCTAAAAATACTTTTGGAGTTGCTCCAGAACAAATAATGTCATTAGCAACCATTGCAACTAAATCAATTCCAATATTTTCATAATCTTTTAATTCTGTTGCTAACTTTAATTTAGTACCAACACCATCTGTAGAAAATAATAAAATTGGATCTTTAATATTATAATGAGTAATATCAACTAAAGCATTATATCCTCCAATATTAGATACAACACTATAATCTTTCATTTGATTTTGTTTAATAAAGGATACAAAATTATTTCCTTTATCAATGTCTACTCCAGTATCTTTATAAGTAAGCATTATTTAATCCTTTTTAAATATTGTTTGATTACCACGATTATAATAAAATTCAATTTCAGATGTATCAATATAATTATGAAATACAAAATATTTTTGCTTTAATTGATTATAAATTCTATTGATTAAATCTCTTAATGTAAAATGAACAGATTTTGAAGAACGTAATTCTAAAATATATAATAATTCTGGAAAGGTTAATACTAATTGAGCATTAACATAATTTCCTAAAGGATAATAATATGCTAATTCATATTTAGATTCACAATTTAAATTTTTAATTTCTTTATATTGTTTATCAATAAATGTATAAATTTTATCTTTTAATTCTTGAGGTAAACAAGTTATATAATCAAAATTGAAATATGGATTATCCGATAATGTTGTGCATTTATTAATTAATGTATTTCTATGACGTTGAATATCTCTCCAAGATCCAAAATCTAATGTATAATTTATTTTCATTGTTCCAAAAGAATTATAATAAGACGGTAACGATTGACCTTTTGGACGTGAATAAATAATTTCTTGATCTTTAATAATAGTTGCAATTAAATCTTGATTAAAATTATCTTTAATATCTACATAATATGTATTAATAATTTCTGAATTTTCTAAAAAGAATTCTTTTTCACTAAATTTAGAATAATATAATTTATTAGTTTCTGAACATTCTTTAAATGTTGATGGATATTGTTGAATTAATTTTGCTAAACTTTGTTTAGCAATACTTCTAACTTCTAATGTTGGATGTTGTTCTAATTTCCATATATGATCTAATAACGAACGAAAAGTCATTTTTACACCAACTTGAGTTGTTACTCCAGCAGGTAAAAATGCTCGACATATATCAAATGTTTTTGCATTAATTGCATTATAATATATTTGTTCAGATTGATTAGATTGAATTGGAAATAATGTTCGTAAATGTTCATTAACCTGTATTGAAATATAATTATAAAATCCAATCCATTCTCTTTGAATATTAGATGATTGTTTAGAGTTTAAAGGATCAATACATGGTTGACTTCCAAAATTAATATATCTAGATGAAGATTCTTGTCCATTGAATAAAGAATTATCTTCTAATGCTTTAGCTGCAAGCATAGATAGTCCTTCAAAAAATATCGAAGCATCCCCACAGTCACCAATACTAGCATGACCATAACCTAAATAATATTTCTTTAGAGATTCTTGAATTTGAGCTTCATTTTCTCCTAAAGATTGTAATCTATTTTTAATAGATAAATTAGAACGACTATATAATGCCATGAGCATAGCAACTGTTTCCGGATTAGAAACAGTTGCATTATCAATTAATGTTATTTCCATAACTCTCCTAAAAAGATGAATTAAATAAACATTGCAAAGAATACTTAGATAAGAAATGTTTTTTCCAATAATCAGAATATTTTGGTTCCATATCTCGTACTCGTTGCATAATTAATGTAAATAAAGGATTAGATTTGTTCTTTAATGCAATATCCTTAATAGACAAATTATTAATTACAACATCTGTATTGTAAATAGAATCAACTTCAGTTCTCAACTTATATAATTCTGCAATAACTTGAGATTCAATTAATTCAATTTCATTAATATCTAATCCAGCCAACACAACCATTGATTTACAATCATCAATTGTTTCATTAATAACCATTTCAGCAACATCCCGAACTCTTAATTCAGTATGTAACCGATGATTTTCTAAATACCAATTGGTTTTTAATTTTACAATTTGACCATTTTTAAAATGAATTACATACCCTTCAAAATCTTTTAAATTTTTAACATCAGATAATAATTCATCTTTGGTTTTATTAAAAATAGAAGTGGTTTTAATTCCATAATCTTTTGCAATTAAATCAACAATATCTTGATCAATAAATTTACCACTATACATACTACGAACAGCTAATAGAGTAAATTCTGGATCTTTACCATAATTAATTACAATTTTATTTTGTGGAGAAGTAAATTCAAAAATTGGAGTATATCCAATTTCAATATAATATGAACAAAAATCTTTTACTTCATCTGGAGCAACTTCATTAGCATAATTAGCTACCTCTGAATAAAAAGACTTTTTAGTTTTAAAAATAACTTGTCCATCAATCAATACAGGGATAATCATCGAACCATCAATTTTAGATGTAACGACAAACTCATCATTCCAAGGAAGATTATGTAATTGAGTATCTTCTCTTTCTCCAACATTAAAAAATTTTGGAAAAGTTAGAGCTAAACATTCCCCAGTTTCAGTATCAAAGCAATGTCCACGGGTTTCAATCGTATTAGGAATTTTCCAATAGTCTGAATCCGCAATCATATAAGAAATAATTGTAACAGACTTACCTAAAACTAATTCTTCTTTGAATTTTACTTTAGGTTCATTTAATAAATGATCAAAATCTTTTAGAGATAAAAACATTTTTCAACTCCTTTTCGAGGATATAAGTAGTATACACTATCTTTTTGCAAAAGTCAAGAAATATTTTGTGTAACAATAAAGTTACACATCAAAATATTTTTTAAATATTTCTTTAGTTAAATTTAGTTTATCTAAATTTAGAGTTAATTTAAAATCCAAATCAGAATTAGTTATTTTTATTTTTTTAATATCATTATCATTAATAATATTTTTTAAACTTGACAATAATAGAGAAGAATATATTAATATTTTCTCTATTTCATCTTGATTTAAATTTTTAGAATAATCATAAGCTATTCCTTTTATCTTGAATTTGTTTAACAATTTGGTCTGAGAATCCGCCATCCAGTTCTCCTAAAATCTTAGCACATAATAAAGTTAATGAATTAATATTCCAAGGATAACATAATTGATTAATTTCTGAAATGGTTTTATTAAAGAAAGGATTAGTGAAAGGATCATTTAATGATATATAGGGAGTCATATATTTAATATTTCTAAATAAATGCTTAACAATAATTAAATATATAAATTCTGATGCTTTAGGAATTTGAGATGGTTTTAATGAATACATAACATTCTTATGATTAAGAATAGGATGAATAATTTTTAATTCATCCTCTGTAAAATTGGTTAATTTAATTGATGGTAATAACATTATTAGTCCTCTAAATTTTTTAGTTTTTCTGGCATAAACTTTCCTAAAATTAGTTTAAAACATTTTTGACAAATATCACATTCTATTTCACAACCATCTCCGAAAATAGAACTATAACCTCCATAATGGGCAATACGAACAAATTCCTGAACTTCTAATAAAAGTTCTGGATGATTTAGTTCATCAATAATATAACTCTTTTTGCAACAATCACAAGTAATTTTTTTAGGTGTGAGGGTTTTAGTTGTTCTATATTCAATCATTTTAATTGTTCCAATTTAGATTTACAATCAGGAATTATTTTATTAATTAATATATTTAAATGAGGATTAATATTTTCTAAAAATAATTTATCAGAAGTATCACCACTCCATAACCATTCAATTTCTTTTAGCATTGGGTCTAATCCTTCCATAATATCAATTAGACAATGCAATTTTACACGGGACTCCTCATTTAATTCTAAATATGTATAAGTACCATTTTCAACATCTTCGAGAGATTTTTTAACTTTAAATGCAAATTTAGAGCAATTAAAGCAATCGTAATCAAAATGTCCACCACTCATTATATTATCTCCTTAAAGAACTTCGTTAAACATCCAAAGTGCCGTATAATTCACCGTCAACAAAAGAACAATCAAAACCAAATTTTTTCGCTAATTTACATACAGCAGTATTAGACTGCTTAAATGTAATATATAACGAATTAATTAGAGAAGTAGATTTAGCAATATTTATACACTCTTCAAAAATTTTAGAAGCTAAACCTAATTTACGAATATTAGGATTAACAGTTAAAGCAATTTCACCAATAGATTTAGAAAAAGAAATTTGACCTAAAGAAGCCAATTCATCATTGTTATAAATTAAAACTAAAATATGCTTATCATTATTTTTAATAACATTATCAATCCAATCCTCCAATTGATTTTTATTCATATCTCTAAAAAATCTAAGATACAAATCAGATTTTGATAAGGTATTAAAATGATTTAAAATCTCTTCTCGATAAAAGTGAAAATCATCTTTATTGATAATTTTCACTTTTAAATTATTTTCTTTATTAGAGCACATTTTCGTTGTCCTTTTTAAAAAGTGGTATACCCTAAAAACTAAGCCAAGTATACAACAAAATTTTCAAAAAGTCAACCTTTAAGGAACTTCGTTATTTTTCCGTAACATTCTAGTTACATGATTTCACTTGTAATGAATTTGTTACAGTAATTAATAATCCTGGAGGGGATGTAAATCTAATCCAATGTAAATTATTTTTATTAATAGTGCATAATAATTGTTCTGATTTAATATCTTCTTTAACTATAATAGGTTTTACAATTTTATTTAATTTATTTTTGATTGCATCATTTAATATATGTTTCATATAAATCCTCTTAATGAATAAATTCTTGTAATTCATTTAATACAGATAAATATATTTCATAATTATCATCGCAGGAAATGTCTAAATTATGTTCGTTTATTGTATCTTGAATGATTTCATCTATTTCTACAGATGATATTTTCTTAGGTTCAAATCTTTTTTTAGATATTAATAATAAGCAAGAATAAATTATTTCTGAAATTAATTCTTCATTCATTTTTTTCTCTAAATTAATTTTTAATATAATATTGAAGTTCTTCAATAATATTTAAATATAAATTATTTTTTTCCTCAATTAATAATTCTAAATTTTCTTCAAGAATTGTTGTATCTAAAATTTGATTGATTTCAGAAATTGAAATAAAAATATCCTTTTCAAATCTTTTTGATTCAATTAAATTTAGACATTTATTAATTATTTTAGATAATACTTTTTTATAAATCATTTTGGGTTTATTTTCTTTATAACTTGTTTAGAATAATTTATAGAATTTTGATGCTGTTCACTATTTGAAATATTATGAACATTATCATCTAATCTTTTAATTGTTTTATGTATACTATCAGAAATATTAAATGTATTTAATTTTGATAAATCTATTCTAGCATTTCCTGCATTTTTTATTTTTATTTTTTTCATATCTTTAGATTTAAAAATAAATTTTCTAGAATTATCCTTATCTAAATATTGTAAAGTTTTATCATTTTTTTGATCTCTATTTTTATCTATATTTGGGATATCTATTTCTTCATTATTTACAATATAAATATCACCATTTAAAAATTTAGGAATCAAGTTATCTTCATTTGTTATAAATGACAACATTGATTTAAGAACACCAGCATGCATTGCATGCAAAGTTTCGGTAGACATAACTCTTTCACGTTTACTATTTCTCAATTCTGCTAGTTCTAAATCAGTTAAAATCCATACCATATGAATATTATTAGGACTATAACCAGTTTCTATAAATTTTGGAATAATAGTTTCCATATACCAGGTATCTTTAAATGATATATCAAATAAAATATTAGGTAGATTTTCTGTTGATGTAACTTTAGCAGCACTATGACGAATTAATAAATCTTTAGGATATGATTCTTCATTTTCTAAAATAAGTCTTAATAAACTTTGTAAATTTTCTACAATTTTATTTTTTAATAATTTAAAATCTTTTATTGCTTTAATTTTTTCTATAAATTTTGGAAAAAATGTTAAATTAATATCCTTTCTCATATCTGAATTTGTTGGACGTTCATTAAAAATTGAAATATAAAATTTTTGAATTAAATCAAATAATATTTTTTTTAATTCAGGAAATATTTTATTATCTAAAAATTCTACGCCATCTTCGTATTTTAAATGATTTTCAAATATTGGTGTAATTAAGTTTTCAATTTTGTCTAATAATTTATAATGTATTTCAGATAATTTTGTTTCTAATTTTTTATTAACATACATATGAATCAAAGTTCCATTTGCATTATTGCCTAGAAACTTTTTTATATTTCCATTATGTTCATTTAGATGATTCATTATTTTTTGTTCATCTTCAGATAATTTATCATTAGATTTAGATTTTTTCTGAATATTTTTTAAAAATTTAATTTTATATTCATCTACATCTCTAGTCTTATAATTAGCAACATCTAAAAACCAATCTTTAACAAAACTTTTTCCAGAACCTGGACCACCAGTTAAAATAACAATTTGTCCATATTTTGCAGCATTTGAAAATTGAATTACTTCATTTAATAAAAATTCTTTTAATGATACTATCTTACTCATTTTTTTATTTCCTTTTTGATTTTTTTATTTCCAAAAATAATTTCCCAATTATGTCTATATAATTCTGAAGGGGGTTTGGTTTTAATTTTATCTCCAGTTATATCATTTTTTGTAACTTTATTATCTGACATTATTATTCTCCAATACTAATAAAAATTTATCTAATTCTTTTTCTATATATAATATATCATACATTCCATTGTTTTGTGGCCATTTAAAAATAATATTTTCTAATGTTTCAATATTCTCAATAATCAAAACATAATTGTTTGTTAGTCGTCCAAGCATATATGGCATAATATATACTTTTTCAATCTTTTTTGATTCTAATGTAGATTTATTTAAAATATAAAATTTAAATTTTGAATAATAATTCAAAATTTATCTCACTTTTTAATTAATTGTTTTTTTACACTTTTAGAATTTAATGATTTAGGAGGATTATCTAATTCTTCTGGATATATAGTTATCTCTGTATCAGATAAAATCTTAATTGTCCAACATACATCACTAAAATAATAATCCGATTCTCTATATCGTTTATCTAAAAATGTAATAATTAATAATTTAATTCCTTCGCCTTTTTTAAATCCCTTCTTATATACACCAATTGCTGCTCGGGGAATATGATTGATTACTTTAAAAATAAAAAATGTCCATCCAACATAATCAGGTTCTTCTGTTGTTGAATGTTCTAATCTGTCTTGAATTGTTTTTGTGATAATTGGATTAGTAAATGCTTCAATCTCTTCTTTTGTCCAATCCCGTTGAATAGCTCGCTCAGCAGCATGAGTGGAAAAAGAATCAACTGTAAAGTCTTTAAACTTAATCATTTTTATTCTCTTTTTTCATCATATGATGTAATTGAAATAAATTAAATTTACTCTGCATAACATAATACTTATGATTATCTATATATCTTTGATGACTATCTTCCATAAATTCTAAATATAAAATATATAAATGAATTAAAATATATCTAATCATTTTCATTACCCTCAATAATAAAATCATTCATTAACTTGAATATGTCTTTTGAAACTCTAGATTGATTAATTAAAATATAATTACCATTCTTATCTTTATTGTAATTACGAATAATTACCATGCGTGAAAAAACTTCAATTTGAATTTTCTCATTAGCACTGAAAGTTTCAAACATCTTAACATTGTTCATTTTAAACCCTCTTAACGAAGTTCCTTAACGAAGTTCCTTAAAGTAAAATGACCTTTGATAAACTATAAGCATAGTATAACAAAGGTCATCAAAAAAGTCAAGAAATATTTTTCTGTAACATCTATGTTACATATTAAAATAATATTTCTTTACAGCTATGTTACTTTCCGGATTAGTTGCTAATACATTTTTTAAATAATTATATCCATCTAAAATAAAATACTCTAATTTATTTTCGTTTATTCTACTATTATAATAAACAATACATGGAATATTATCTGTAACCAATTTAGGATTTAATGACTCTGTATTATCTAAAAATGATTTAAACTCTTTAATAGATGCTGGTTCGGCTTTAATATTTTTAAATTGTTCTACCATATCATCATGAGAAATTTTAATATTATATCCCATAAAATATATTTTTTCATCAGATAAATTTTGATAAAATTCTGCCAAAGGAATATCTAAATTTGTAGGTGTAGCATCATAATAAAAATTTTCATAATTCAATAAATCATTATATTCAGGATCTTCTTTCTTTGACTCTTTTGTATCACAATATTCATATAATTCTTCTAAACCATCTGAGTATATTGATTGTTCATGCTTTGAAGCTGCTGAAGCATCAATAGCAAAATAGAAGCTATAATATCCAATTTTATCTAGAAATTCTTTGATTTCAGATATACTCATAGGATTAGTATTATAATAATACTTTGGGAAATTTAAAACAATTTGGACTTTATTCATACATTTACACTCCATAATAGATTAATTATTGAATTGTACTACCTTGAAGAGCTGTAAGAGCTTCATTAGATGATTTATAAAGTTCTTTAATTTTATTTAAATTAGTAATAGCTTTAGTGTTATCTTTATATTTAACATTAAAATTTAAAGTTAATGATTTTATAATATTCCATGCTTTATCTTTTTCGGATGTAGTTAATAACTTTTTCCATAAAGAATTTAATTTTACATTATCATTTTTAGACATATTAAAAGACATTAGATTGGGAAGTAATTCACTTGAAGTTGGCGCAGGCTTTTGTTCTGTAGGATTATATCTTGATCCTTGAGTAGCATATCCATGTTCAGAACCTCTACCAATTCGTCCTTGTAAACCCTCTTCCAAAAATTCTTGATAAGTCATAATCATTGTTTTTATTCCTTTAATTTATTGTAATTATAAAATAGTTATTTCATTAAAAAACCTAGAAAAATAAAATCCCTTTTATTTTTCTAGGTCTAAACTTTAAAAAATGTTTTTATTGTTAATTTATTATAAACATCATTTATATAAAAATCCTTTTAATATCCATATTCCGTATTTTAAAGACTCCATTCTATTCCTTTATCTACAAAATACTCCTTTCATACTTTTATTTATTGAAATAAGAATTAGTATGTTTGATATAAATCAATAATAGAATTTTTCAAAGTATCATAATTAAATTCAATATCAGACATTTCATTTTCAGGACAAAATGAAGATGGTCCCATTTTATTATTTACAGCATCAATATAGCAAGAGAACTTTCCTTCATGCACTGTATAAGCATATTCAGGAATATTATTTTCTTCTAATTCCTTTTGATATTGCTGTACCAAACAAGTATCAATACCAATTCTAGGACAATTATGGTCATTAATTAATTCACTAATTACCTTTAACCAATCAGTAGAATTAATTGATCTAGAATGATTCTTTAAAAATTCAGAACCACGACCAGTTGTTTTAAACCCTAATAGAGTTACAGAGAATTCATAAAATCTAGCAGTCTCTAAAATTTCTCTTAATGTATTATCATTAACTGTTCCAATCACAACATGAATGGTTGGAATAACATGATGCATATAAATTGAATTACATAATTCCCCTAACACTCTAACTTGCTTTTCATTATTAACTGAATAAGCAAAGGAACCAATATTAGATAAAATACTATCTCTAAGTTCTGGATCTCTCAACCAGTCAAGACTCTTAGTTGTAAAATTAGCAATAATATTTTTATTTTTAAATGCATATAAAATTCCTGCAAATTTTGGATGGGATGTTGGTTCTCCTCCACCAATTGCAACTTCAAATACATTCATTTCAGATAAAGCATTAGCAAGTTTATAAATATCATCATCTTTACAATGCTTACCATTTGCAGTGCTATTCTGATAGCAATATGCACAATTAGCTGTGCAAAAGTCTGTAATTTTAATATCTACTAATTCTGGTGTTGATGATTTATTGATTGTATAATTCTTAATATCATTTTCTGTGAATGCAAATCTAACTTTATTTCCATTATCTTTATTAAATAAAGTCCAGAAATTATATTTATCATCATATCGACAATATACATCAGAACTATCTTCAAAAGACATTGGAATTTCAATTGTTTTAGATTCTGTATGCCCTACTAAATGATGTTCATATTCTGTATTATCATTACCACCACAAATAATAATACCATCTGTCAAAATAAACTTTTTAAATTCATCAAAAAACTCTTTAGACATAAAATTTGTTTTTTGATCTTTTGGAAGCATAATTATAGATTGATGATCAATTCCATCTACTTCAACTTCATTAACTTCACACCAATTTTGTGTAATAATTTTTATAATTGAGTCCGGAAGATCTGTTTTATAATGCAAATTTTGCATCAATAGAGAAAAAATATATTCTTTCTTTGAATGAGAACTAACTAATGTAAAGAACTCCCATCCAAAAGAACCTGTGTCCTTATCATTAAACTTAGCATAATTATTATTAAAAATTACAGAATGAGTGGATGAGGAATTAGTAGCAAAACCAAAACGAACATTATTAATAATTAAATTAGACATATTTATTCATCCTTCAAAAATAAAAAACAATTGGTATTTTTAACTTCATAACAATCAAGTCTAGATTTTAAATAATTATAAAGATTTTCATTTAATACATTTTCAATATATAACATTGGATATGGATTAATTTCTAATAGATAATGTAATAATTTTTTAAATTTTTCCTTTATGTTGAAACTTTAATGGAATTTCAATAGATGCTAAATCTAAACAATTTATTTTTAAATTAATATTATTTGTTTGATTAAAAAATCGAATAGATTTTCTTAAATACATTGAAATATTATTATAATATATCCAAGAATTTCGACAAGAATTATCATTTAAAAATATTTCAATTTTATTCATTTAATATATTACCATTTTTCATTAAAGAAGATATTAACTAATTTATTATAAATGAATTTATTATAATTTGAATATAACGGATATTTTTTAATAGCATCATTAGGAAGAATATAATCTTCAAAAAATTTAATGATTGCCGCCGAACGAGATATACCAGCAAAACAATGAACAATTAATTCAAATTCTGTTTTTTTATTTTGAAAATCTACTAAAAAATTAATTATTTGTTTGGCATCATCATCCGTCATTAATATGCCATCTTTAGTATTTTCACAATCATCAAATTTTAAAAATAAACCAACATACCAACAACCATTTAAATATGGCCGTTTATAATTAGTTTCTTCTCCTACAATAGAAATAAAGATTTTATCAGAGGTTCCAACAGTATCTACAAATTTACTTCTAGACATAAAGACATGATCAATAATAGACATTTATTTATTCTTCAGAATTATATATAAAATAATGAATCTAATTTTATTTCATTTAATCTTCTATTTGCTATATCACAATAATGTAATTCTCGTTCAAACCCAATATATTGTCTATTACATTTTTTTGCAGCAATTGCAGTTGTTCCAGATCCTATAAATGGATCTAACACAATATGATTTTCTTGAGTAAAAGCATTTATTAATAATTCTATAACT